GTGAATAGACAAAGCTGGTCTTCAAGCTCCGGGAAGCTGCCAACATGCGAAATGCGTCCGATTGGGTACAAAGCCGAAATTGGTTCCGCTCTGATGTGTTTGCCTCTGGTAGCATGTACCTCAATAATGGGCAGAGCTTTTCGAATGGTTTGAAGTGTGTGCCGACACATATCGCCGCCTTGATTCTTTTCAATAATGATACTGTCCGCCTCCCATTTGTCAAACATTGCTACGGCTCTCGTTGCCCATTGATGGGGTGATCCGTGGAGGCTGGCGTCTTCGAGGAGGTAGCCATGCCCCCCGCTGTCGAGCCCGACAACCACGATGCCATGCTCATCCGAGCGTTCCGTGTCGCTGACAGCCGGGTCCACGGCGACCAGTATACGTTCGAGATCGTCGGGATAGTCGGCTCGTCTGTTGTCATGGATCACCTGCCTCGAAAATATGGCCCCGATCGCTTGCGGCTCGAACTGGCCCAGCCAGATGTGACCGTATCGATCTGGGCTGTACTTTTTGTCGTAGAGCCGCTCCGCCCTCAGCTCCTCGGTGAAGTGCGGATTGTCCATGTAATTGGCCTCGACCACGACGGCGTTCTCAGGCGCGTCCAGGCCCCTCAGAAACTCGATAGGGTCCGACGCCGCTCTGGGGTTCCAGCTCGCCCATATCTGGCTGCCTGGTCGCCGTATGGTCGGCCTGAGTAGCTCGATGGATCGTTGGGAGATTACCTGGGCCTCTTCGAGCAGCGCGTAAAAGGCACCCTCATGCGACTTGATGCTGTCGGCTGTGTGGTCCTGCATGCCGACGAAGCTGATCAGCCCGTCGCCAGGCGTCTTGATCTGCGTTGCCTGGACGTCGAAGTATTGCTCGACGCCGAGCCTGGTGATGGTGTCGGCGATCAGCCGGTGCGAGCTTTCCCGGAGCGACTTCTGTACCTCCCGGACGCAGATGCCCCGGACGCCGGGCTCGGTGCAATGCTTGACGACGATGCGGGCGGCCATGTCGTAGGACTTGCCCGATCCCCGGCCTCCATGACTTGCCAGGTAGCGCGCCCCCTCGGCCTCCCAGAGCGGGTTGAAGACCTTCGGCGGCGTGTACTGGATGCCCCTCATTTGTCGAGCTTCACAGTGATCTGGAAGTCGCCGACATGCTCGACGTGGTTGGTCTCTTTCCAGCCCATCCTGGTCTTGAGCCAGAAGATCATCGCCGTCGTGTCGCCAGACATCGCCTTGTTGTAGAGCTTGCCGCCAACCGCTGCGTTGGCCTTCGTCGCGGCGTGATCCAACTCCTCGGCGTACCACTTGCGGAGCGTCTTCGGGTCGATCTTCAGAGCGCCTGAGATGGTCTCCTGGTCGATGCCGACCGCCGACATCTGCTCGACCGCCTGGCGCGCCGCTGCGTTGGCTCGATGCGGCGGCTGGCCCCTGCCTCGTTTGGCTATTGCTTTCGTCATCGTTTTATAGCCGGGAAGTATTCCCGCTCCTATTTGCAGACAAATCCGAAGAACTTGGTGCGCTCGATCAGCTCGACGTCGGCGAAGAATGGCCGGATCAAATCGAAGAGCTGCTCCGCCGATCGGAGGTCACGACCACCGGCTGCATCGGTGCCGTTCAGCTCCTTGGTATTCACCACGGCGAACAGGGCGCGGCCTTTCGGCCTCACCAGCTTGCTCACCAGGCAGACGATCTCGGTGATGAGATGGTCACTCGGCTGCACGTTGAGAACGTAATTGCACATCACCGTGTCGTAGTCCCTGGTCAGCGCGCTGACGTCAGGGTTGGTGAATGCGTCGTACTTGAAATATTCATGCTGGTCTTGCCCCGACCCGAAGTCGAGGACGTCACCTTTTAAGAGCTTCTTAGAGCGCCAGAGCTTCAGCGGTGCCGAGCCCCTGGCTATCGCCGTCGCGCCGCCGTAGCCTGGCAGCGTATCCTCCTGGAGAGGATCGTCGAGCTGCATCAGCTCTCCGTCGTCGAAGCCGATCAGCGTCAGGTCGAAGCCCTGCTCGCCGAGCCCTTCCAGCTCCAGGGTGAGCAGCTCGTTGTTCCAACCTGAGTTGAGCCCGATCCGATTGTCGGCCAGGACGAAGGCGCGCTTCTGCTTCTTCGTCAGATGGCCCAGGACGATCGTCGGCACGTCTTTGAGGCCGAGCTGCTTCGCCGCCATCACTCGACCGTGGCCTGCAATGATGCCGTCCTTCTTGTCGATTAAGACTGGATTGTTGAAGCCGAACATCTCGATCGACGTGGCGATCTGAGTGATCTGCTCCTGGCTGTGCGTCCGAGCGTTCACGGCGAACGGGACGAGGTCTTCAGTGGGTCGCGGTTCGATCTGCATCGTCTCTCCAAAAGCCGCCGAGGGAAAAGGGGTCTCCCTCGGCTAGTTTGTGGCCCGCCAGGTATCCTGGGAAACGGGCCAGGGAGGCGTTCCCGTTGGGGAACAATTTCTTTCTACCCCAAGTCGGCCAGGCTGGTCAAGTAATACCGAGCGATCAGCGCAGCCTCGGCGACGCCGTTCTCGACATTTTTTCGCCAGGGCTCGTCGGTGCCGAATATCTTCGTCGCCAGTGCCGTGGACTTTTCCTTGTCGCTGTCGAGCCCATAGCTGCGCTTCCAGACCCTGGGCGTCACCCAGGTGACATCAGCGTAGCTGATCATCGCTGCTGCCTCCACAGCGCCCGCTGCACGACCGAACGAAAACGAGCTGGTGACGCCCTGGGCTGGCATCGCATGAACCGCCTCGATGATGATGACGTTGGGCAGGCACTGCTGAAAGACTTCGTGCAGCGCCATCGCGTTGACGATCTTTTTCTTCTTGCTGCTTTTAACGCCGCTGCTGATCTTGACCGTCGGCATCCTCAAACCGAGGATCAATTTTCCGTCTCCGTTGATGGCAGAAACGCCGCCGTTTATTCCTGGATCAATTCCGTAAATTATCATTTTCCCGTCCTTTCAAAAAGTTCAGTTCTCAGCTCCTCAAGAGATGAGCCCCCTCCCCCAGGGGCTCTCTCTCTTAGAGAGCATATGATGCACAGGCTGGATTACCGTTTAATTTCAACAACTTAGCCTCTCATATTCAAGCTGTGCAATGCGTTTGCATGACTGGCAGGATAGCTCAATGTTTTCAATGACTTAGCTCCAATAACCCCTGCACCGATTAGCAAAACGATGCAGCGTTTTTGTGAAATTTGCATCGTTTTCACTTTCACTCGATTTCCAGCCTATATTTGGGGTTTTCTCCTTGCCTGAGCTGCTTAAACGTCACCCCGCCGACGCCGTCCTGTAGCAGCTTCACCAGACTAGCCAGGTGATCCGGTCGGAGCTGTTTGGGGTAGGGCCACTCCAAGCTGTCGCTGTCATACGCTGCTGCCATTCGCTGCTCAATCTGCGTCTTGCTGTCGTGCTTGCCTGGCCCCATCACAGCCCTCAGAGAGCGTGCCACGATGGCCCCCCGACCGGCATCGATACCGGCGTCTATCAGGACGCTGTCGGCCTCGTCAGCCGACGCCAGGCGGCAGACGCCGATCGGCTCCCCCTCGCCCTTGTCCATCTCCTGACCGACCAGCTCGTAGACGATCGGATGCACCGTCTCACCCTCCCTGACCTTGCAGCTATCGAGCCGCACCCAGCGCGCCAATCGATGCTCCAGCTTGGCGGCCTTCCAGCTCTTCCTGGCGTCCTTCCCAGGCGGCATGTACGGCGACAATGTGAAGCCGGTGTCCAGCCCGCTGTGGATGGCTCCAGAGCCACGCCACGCTGCCTGGTCGCCCTTGTACCAGTCGTCGTCATCCGATCGAGCGCCCTTCGGCGTGTGGTGAGCATTAGCAATCGAGCAGCGAAACTCGGCCAGCTTCCAGACGGTCTCGATAATCAAAATGAAGGCGTCGGTAATCATGGACGCCGTCGTCGAGGAGTTCTCATCGCCGCCGACCGACAGCGTCACATATGGGTCCATCACCGTCACTTCGGATTTGGTCTCGATGATCCACTTGACGATCCGGGCCACGACGTCCTGGTCGATCTCCGGCTGGCCCAATTCATTGACGTTGACCAGACGGAGCTGCCCCTCGTCCTTGCCTCGGATGCTGATGTCGGCGGACGTCTTATCAGCGTGCTGCCTCTGGCAGGCTTTTAAGCGCCTCACAATATCCATTTGTCTCTCTTCGTTAGCCAGCCATAACGTGGAACGGGGCCGCCCACAACTGGGCAGCCCCATCCTCTCCGTATCGCCGACGGCTAGGGACATGACCCACCCGGCAAGCCAGCGAGTTTTACCGACGCTCGATGCACCGGCCAGGCTGAAAATATTCCCCGCCGGTAGAACGCCTGGGATGATCCAATCGATCCCCTCAATGAATGTCTTCTTCAGCGACTGAGCTGAGACTGTAATGAGTTGCTGATCGGGAAGAAGATTTTCCTCCGCAACGAGCTGGCCGATCTTGTCGGCTGTCGGGGCTCGCTGCGGGCCGACGTGTCGCGCCCCGTCGGCTATCATCCTCCCCAGATCGATTATGCTTTTATCAGCAATGGCGGCTCCGATCGCCAGCGCCTCGTCGCTCATCAGTGGCTCGTTATGTTTCCGATTGGCGCTCTCGACCAGGTCGCCGATCTTCGAGTACCGATCCAGCCAGTCCTCATGCCTGGCGTGTCCCTCGTCGGCTGCGACGCTGTCCTGCATCACTGCCTCCAGGGCATCGATCTGTTCCTGCTCCGACAGCGACTCGTTCATCTCCGGCAGCCGGTAACTGAGAGCCCGGAGCGCCGGATACAAATCACTGGCATCGACGATCCGAGTAATCAGCGCGCCGTCGCTTTCGCTGTCACCTGACCCGTTGAGCTTGCCGGTGCCGCCCTTCGCCTTCATAGCATCGACCAGGACCCCCAGCGGAAACTTCTTCGCCGTCTTCCTATTCATTGGCCTGTAGCCCTCGGTCGGCGGGAAGCAGACGTAGCCGTTTCCGGCTGCTTTGATGTCGACGCCTTCTCGCAGCGTCGCCGGGAATTTGATGTCGTTGCCTGGGTGCTTGAAAAAGAAATGGTAGCCGCCAGACCTGGTCTTGTGGCACAGCGTACCGGCGAGCCAAGAATTATCGTCGACCCACTTCTCCAGGTCCGGGTACTTATAGACGTCCACGTCGATGCACAGCAGGCCCGACATCTCGCCCATTGGTACGGCGATCTCTGTGGCTCTGGTGTGATCGAATAATTTCTGGATTTCGTCTGGGTTTTGCGTGGCTATCCTGTAACCGCCCTCACCCTTCTTCACGCCGAGGGCGCTGTTGCTCCAACAGGGCTTCTTATTGATGGTCGGGAAGACCGGGAACTTCTTGGCGACTACCAGGGCAGCCTTGATGATGTCTGTCATGTCTTTAACCTCCAAAATAAATCGAATCGCCAAAATAGTCCAATTTC